CCCACCCCACCTATCGGCGCCCTCGCTCTAGTATCTCGCGCGCGTGCAACGGGGATCCACCCACCCACGCACACACCCATCCACCACCACCCATCCACCTCCACATCCAACCCCCGCCTACACCCCCGGATTTTTACCCTATTTTTCATCTCCCCGCGCGCGGAAAAATCCGGCGTCCCAGAAAACCTTGTCCTACATTTTGAGCCGTTGCACTTATTCGCAACTTTCACACCTTATCACCATGCCAACATCGCCGCCCGATCCCTACCAGCGCCAATACGATTTCTCAAACCACTCAGTTTTGCTGCCTAACACGCCGCAACCCGGCAACAAGATCGACCTGGAGCTCAACGAGGTTCGTGAGTCTCTCAACGCGACCATCAGCCGGCTCGGCGAGATCCAACGCGATGACGGAAAAGTGCGTCAAACCGCGGTCGAATTGACTGTCGGGCCGCAAGGCTTGCCCGGCGCGAAGGGCGACAAGGGAGACAAGGGTGACGCCGGCCAAAACGGCGCGCAAGGCGTGCAAGGCGTGACCGGAATTCAGGGCCAGCAGGGCATCCAAGGCCAGCAAGGGGCCACGGGAGCGACCGGTGCAACCGGTCCGACTGGCGCTGCGGGCCAAGTCGGGGCCCAGGGCGCAAAAGGCGACAAAGGCGACAAGGGCGACACCGGAAACACGGGTGCAGCGGGCGCAACGGGCGCCCAGGGCGAGACCGGCCCAGCGGGACCCACGGGCCCGGCCGGATCGCAAGGGCCTCAAGGGGCCACAGGGGCTGCCGGCGCGACAGGACCTGTCGGACCAGTCGGGCCCCAGGGCCCTCAGGGCGACAAGTTCGCCGGCACATCGACGACGAGCCTGGCTGTGTCGAACGGCACCAAGACTTTGACGACTCAGACGGGCCTGGCGTGGACTAGCCAGCAAGATATGACGATCGTCTACGATGCGAGCAACCACATGCACGCAACTGTGACGACCTACAACGCCGGCACAGGCGTCTTGGTCGCGGAAGTGAGCCACCACACCGGCAGCGGCACCTACGCGAGCTGGACGATCAACCTGGAAGGCGCGATCGGCGTGCAAGGCCCGGTCGGTCCCCAAGGAAGCACGGGAGCAACGGGAGCCACGGGGGCTACGGGCCCGGCGGGCCCGGCGGGGGCGCAAGGAATTCAGGGGGCTACGGGAGCGCAAGGCGCAACCGGGGCTACGGGAGCTACGGGGGCCCAGGGACCCGCGGGGGCTACAGGTGCAACGGGGGCTGCAGGGGCCACAGGGGCCACAGGGGCCACGGGTAGCCAGGGTCCAGCGGGACCAGTCGGACCGGAAGGGCCGCAAGGGCCGCAAGGGATCCAAGGGCCCGAGGGCCCTCAGGGCATCCAGGGGGTTATTGGCGATCCGGGTCCCCAGGGTGACGCCGGTGATCCTGGCATCAACGGCTCGATGTTGTTCAACTGGCTTGGAGCGTACGACAACGGCGTGATCTACGCGGCGAATGACGGCGTTCAATTTAACGGCAGCGCGTATGTGCTGACTGCCACGATCGGCGGTGCCGGCTACGATCCGGTAGCTTATCCTGGCAGCTGGTCATTGGTGGCAAGCAAAGGTGCGGACGGAGCTGCTGGTGCCAACGGCCCTACGGGAGATGCTGGCGCGCCGTGCAACATGCGCGGGGCGTGGTTGAGCGCGACAAGCTATTACGCGGGCGATGTGGTTGTTCACCTGGGCACGCTGTACGCGGTGGTTAACGATCACTATTCGATGACCGGCTCGGAGGAGCCCGGGATCGACACGACCAACTACATCGCGGTGCCGGCGCTGACTGGTCCGCAGGGTGATCCGGGTGCGGCCGGGGATGCCGGTGCGCAAGGTCCGCAGGGTCCTGCCGGTTCGCCGGCCAAGACTGTGAATGATGTGTCAACGACTGTGCCGTACACGCTGCAGCTTTCGGACAACAACAACATCGTCTTCACGAGCAACAGCAACGCCAACACCGGCATCATTGTCCCTTCCGATGGCAACCTGGATTTCCCGATCGGCGCCACCATCTTGATCGTTTCCAGCGACATCTACAACGGGATCGCACCTGATACCATCGGCTGGTATCCGTCCATCAACGGCAGCACATCTGGCGCCGGCGTCAACAAGACAGTCGTGACCTTGGTCAAGAAGGGCGCGAACACCTGGTATTGGGCCTGATGCCAAAGAAGGAAGACGATGACATGCTTCAGCAGCTCCTGGCTGCTGAGCGCATGTTGCGCATGCGCAAAGCGCGCGAAAGCGTCATCGGCTTCACCAAGTTTACGATCCCGGACCCGGAGGCGCCGGACGACACCTCGCGCAGCCGGTATCAGCCGGTGAAGCACCACGAGGTGATCGCTGCGGCCCTGGAGGAGGTGGAGGCCGGGCGCATGCCCAGGCTGATCATCACGATGCCGCCTCGGCACGGGAAGTCAGAGCTCGCGAGCCGCCGGTTCCCGGCGTGGTTCATGGGGCGCGATCCGTACCGGCAGCTGATCTTCTCGACCTACAACGATGACTTCGCCCAGGACTTCGGCCGGTCGGTGCGCGCGACCATGCGGTCCACGGAATTCCAGCAGATCTTCCCGGCGTGCAAGCTGCGGACGGGCAGCCAGGCCAGCGACAAGATCCAGACGGAGGAGGGCGGGATGCTCAACTTCGTGGGACGCGGTGGCGGTCTGACGGGCCGCGGCGCGGATCTCCTGATCATCGATGACCCGATCAAGGACCGCGAGGAAGCGGACAGCAAAAACCTCCGGGACAAGCTCTGGGCCTGGTTCACGGAGGCTGCGATGACGCGACTGATGCCTGGGGGGCGTGTCGTAATCATCATGACCCGGTGGCATGAGGACGACCTGATCGGCCGCCTGACGGACCCCAAGAACCCGTGTTTCAACGCGGACGAGGCTGGCAGCTGGAAGATCCTGGCGCTGCCGGCGATCGCGGACGAGGACGATGCGATGGGCCGGAAGCCTGGCGAGGCCCTGTGGCCGGAGCGGTTCCCGCTGCCGGTCCTGGAGGCGCAGCGCCGGATCAACCCGCGCGGCTTCTCGGCCCTGTACCAGGGCAATCCTACGCCGGACGATGGCGACTATTTCAAGCGGGACTGGCTGAAGACCTACGACCACCCGTCCCAGCTGCCGGCGAACCTCCGGATCTACGGGGCGTCCGACCATGCGGTCTCGGTGGCCCAGGACGCGGACAAGACTTGCCTGGGCTGCGTGGGGATCGATGAGGACGACAACATCTGGGTGTTGCCGGACCTGTTTTGGCGCCGGGCTGCCACGGACGCGGTGTGCGATGGGCTCCTGGATCAGTTCCGGCGCAACAAGCCGCTGCTCTGGTGGGCGGAACACGGGCACATTTCCAAGGCGATCGGGCCGTTCCTCAGAAAACGCATGCAGGAGGAGCGGATCTACTGCGCGATCGATGAGGTGGTCCCGGCCAAGGACAAGCAGACGCGCGCCCAGGCGATCCGCGGCCGCATGGCGATGGGCAAGGTCTACTTTCCCAAGTTCACGACCTGGTGGAGTGACGCCCAGCTGGAGCTCCTGAAGTTCCCGGCGGCCCGGCATGACGACTTTGTGGACTGGATCTCCCACATCGGCATGGGGCTATCGCTCCAGGTGCCGGCGGGCATTAAGCACACCGAGCCCAAGGGGCCTCGCACCGGCTCCCTGGCCTGGGTCAAACACTCCTCCAAGATGAGGGAGTGGGGCGAAAACAGGTTGCGGATGTTCTGGAGCTGACGATTTTACCATCATGGAAAACAACGAACCTATCGAAACTGATCTCCCGGACACGGACTCCGCGTCCGAGGGGGAACCGAGACCGGCCGGCATCAAGCGCGAGCCTGACGAAAACTTGCGTGCCTCGCGCCGCGCGCTCGTGACCGAGTGGACCGGCAAGATCACGCGCGCCAAGAAGCATTGGGATCTGGCGCACCGCCGGATGAAGGAGGACTCGGATTTCTACATGGGCAAGCAATGGCCCTTCCACCGCGGCGATGACGATCGCTATGTGGCGAACCTGGCGCAGCGCCATGTGCAGACGCGCGTGGCCGCGCTGTACGCGAAAAACCCCAAGGCGGTCGCCAAGCGCCGGCGCGTGCTAGACTTCCAGATCTGGGAGGGCAACGCCAGCGAGCTGATGTCAGCCCAGGTGGCGAACGACCAGTCGATGATGTTCATGGGCGCGCCGAACCCGGCTTCCATGGCCTTGATGCAGGATGTGCAGCAGGGTTTCGAGAAGCGCCGGAAGCTGGACAAGGTCGCCGAGACGCTGGAGATCGTGTTCAAGCACACCCTGGAGCACCAGAATTTCAAGATCCAGATGAAGCAGCTGGTCCGGCGCGTCTGCGTGACCGGTGTTGGTTTCGTCAAGATCGGCTACCATCGCGTAATGGGCAACCGCCCGGAGGATGTAGAGAAGATCACCGACATCAGCGAGCAGCTGCGCACGCTTGAGCGCCTGGAGCTCGACCAGAAGGACGGCAAGTTCGATGAGAACCACGCCAAAGCCGAGCAGCTCCGGCTGCTCATGAAGGAGATCCAGGAGAAGGTCAGCGAGGGCGAAACGATCACGGATGAGGGCCTGGTGTTCGACTTCCCACAGTCACAGAACATCATCGTGGACACGCGCTGCCGTCAGCTCCAGGGCTTCATCGGGGCCGAGTGGGTCGCCCAGGAATTCCTGCTGACTTGCAACGAGGTGAAGGAGGTCTACGGGATCGACCTGGGCAAGACCTACACGCGCCAGGAGCAGCAGCTGACCGAGTCCGGCATGTCCGAGAAGACCAGCGACGACCTGGCCCGGATCTGGGAAGTCTACAACAAGCGGGACGGCATGAAGTATGTGATCGCCGATGGCTACCCGGACTTCCTCCTGGAGCCCGGCTGCCCGGACATCAAGCTGCGCCGTTTCTGGCCTTTCTTCTGCCTCCTGTTCAACGAGGTCGAGAACGACCGGGACATCTACCCGCCGTCCGACATCCGGCTCCTGAAGCCGATCCAGATGGAATACAACCTAGCGCGCCAGCGGCTGCGCGAGCACCGCAACGCCAACCGGCCCTTGTATGTGACCCCGATCGGCATGCTGTCCGAGGGCGATGTGAAGAAGCTGATGGACCGGCAGCCGAACGAGGTGATCCAGCTAAACAGCCTCCAGCCCGGCCAGGCGGTCAACCAGGTGATCCAGCCGATGCAGCCGATCCCGATCGACCCGACCCTGTACGACACCTCCATGTTCATGGAGGACTTGTTCCGCGTGGTCGGCAGCCAAGAGGCCAACCTGGGTGGCGGCACCGGCAACACGGCGACCGAGGTCTCGGTGGCCGAGTCCAGCCGAATGAGCTCCCTGGGCTCGCATGTGGACGACCTGGACGAATTCCTGACGGACCTGTCCAAGGCCGCCAGCCAGGTCCTCCTGACCCACATGGACCCCATGACGGCTTCCAAGATTGCCGGCCCTGGGGCGTCCTGGCCGACCCTTTCGGCCCAGGAGATCGCGGATGAGCTCTACCTGGAGATCGAGGCCGGTAGCTCCGGTCGCCCGAACAAGGCCACGGAGATCGCTAATTTCGAGCGCCTGGCGCCCCTCCTGATCCAGATCCCCGGCATTGACCCGACCTGGCTAGCCAAAGAAGCGATCAAGCGCATGGACGATAGCGTGGACATGGCAGATGCGGTCAAGGCCGCGATCCCGTCCATCGTGCAGCAGAACGCTCAGAAGCAGATGGGCGAGGCCCAGATGGCCGGTGGCCCCGAAGCCATGGGCGGCGCGCCGATGCCAGGACCTGAGGCTGCGGCCCCTGGCGCTCCCGGCGGAGGTAACTCAGCTGTCCCGAACATGCCTCCCGCCAAAAGCTACGGCATCCCACAACAGGCCCCCCAATAAGGGGGAAGTGGCTGGATTGCAAAGCCACGGCACCGACAGAAGATCGGTGTCGTGGACAACCAGACGCTAACAGATCCCGCTGCCGCCTCGTCCGCTGCAGCCACAAACGACCCGGCCCCGGTTTCGACCGAGGCCACGCAGTCTTCGGCCCCGGAAAACGGGTCCGGGCAGGAGACGGCACAGACGCTAAACGCAGAGACCGCCAGTTCGTCACCGGTGGCCGACAAGGACGCTAAAAAGGAGACTTTGCTTGATGTCGTGAAAACGGCATTTGAGCCGAAGGCTCCCGTGAATTCGTCCACCGCGAAGGTACAATCGACTCCCGCGCCGGGACAGCCTAACGATGCACAGGGCAAGGACAGCCAGGTGCAGAAGGATGGCTCCGAAGCGCAGTCCGATTTGCCGTTCCACAACCATCCCCGATGGAAAGCGATGATCGCTGAACGCGAAAGCTTGAAGCCGGCGGCTGAGCAGTACGGGAAGATCACGACATTCATGCAAACCAACGGCCTGACCCCTCAGGAAATGGCCGAAGGCATGAGTGTCATGGCGCTCATGAAGACTAACCCGGGGGCCGCCTACGCGCAGCTTCAGGGCTATGTCGCGAACCTGGCCAGGTTCACGGGGGATGTACTTCCCCCGGAGCTCAAGGCCAAGGTTGATGAGGGCCTGACCGATCCCGAGACGGCGAAGCGCCTCGCGCAGCTTGAGGCCGAGCGTGAGTTTTCATACGCCCGTCAGGCGGAGCAGCAGCAGCGTTACCAGGCTGAGCAGGAGATGATCGAACGCCAACAGGCGGCCGACAACTCCCAGCAGATGGTCGCCGCCGTCATGCGTTGGGAACAGGTAGAGCGGGCAAAGGACCCCGATTGGTCCCAAAAATATGAGATGGTGCAGGACCGGGTGAAGGCTCTCCTGGCAACGCAGCCGGCTCGCAATCCATCGGACGCAATCCAGCTCGCACAACGCGCTCTGGCCGATGTGAACGCGCGCCTCAGGCCGCTTGCAGGGAGGACGATGCCGCTCAGGACCCCAGCCAGCTCTTTGTCGTCCGCTTCCGCAACGCCGGCTCCAAAGTCCCTCGCGGACCTTGTCCGGATGGGGCTGCAAGGCTCCTAACCTAAACACGAACCAGATACCACCATGGCCCTCTATCCTCTCACCCTCGATAACATCGTCGCCTCGGCGCTCGACTTCCATGTGAAGTCGGATGCCTTCAAGCAGACCATCCAGGAAAAGCCCCTGATCGGCGTCTTCACCAAGCGCCAGCAGACTTTCCCGGGCGGCAAAGGCGACATCACCCTGCCGATCTCCTTCCAGTCCGAGCTCCCCGCGATCTCCGGCTACGAAGGTGACGACCAGGTCTCCTACAGCAACCCCCAGAACACCCGCCGCGTTTCCTACCCCTGGAAGGAAATCCACGCCGGTATCAATGTCACCCTCACCGAGCTCAAGATCGATGGCATCTCTGTCACCGACTCTGTGACCGGCGAGAACACCAGCAAGCACAGCGGCCGTGACGCTACTGTCCTGACCAACATCCTGAAGGCCAAGCTGGACGACATGACCGAAGGTTGGGCCCGCGGCTTCAACACGATGCTCTGGAAGGACGGCACGCAGGACGCCAAGCTCGTTCCGGGTCTCTCCAGCTTCATCAAGCCGGGCATCGAGATCACGGGCGGCGTTGTCGATCTCAACAATGTCGGCACCACCGGCGGTCTCTCCCGCGCGGCGAACCCGCTCTGGCGCAACCGGTCCGGCAAGTTCTGGTACGAAGCCGGCAAGACGAACATCATCGATGGCCTCCGCAAGGAGATCCGTCAGCTGAAGCGTTACGGCGGCAAGCCTACCACGATCCTGTGCGGCTCGGCCTTCCTGGAGCTGCTGGAGAAGGAGATCCACAACAAGGGCTTCTACTCCATGACCGGCTTCTCCAAGGGCACGAATACTGTCGGCATGGGCGCCACAATATTGACATCGATGATTGTCTCGCGCAAAAATCGCACGCCGCGACA